AATCCTTGCGAGGTTGTCGAAGTAGGCCATGTCAAATCCACGTTGCCATTCCTTACCAGCTACCGATTCAGGATCGTATTGGTTGTTGAGCCATCCACGACTGAATGCGTAGTAGCCTTGACCAACTTGAATCTTCAATGGTGCTGGACGTTCAGGGCGCTGTTGTTGCATAGTTGTCTCCATAGAGTTCGTTGCTGAGCAGATAACCTTCTAGTTCCCACATCTTGTTGATGGCATCTTCGTAAGCATACTTCTCACCAAGGGCTTGATTGTACTTAGCAGGGTCTACACAAGCGCTCTTACCGAGGATGAGGAAGCCACAATGCAGATGTAGAAAACACAACGTTGTTGTCGTATCAGCAACACGATGGTATTCCACCTTCTTTGTCTTTGCCTGCATGTCTGTGGTGGTGACAGACGTGCGCTTCACAGGTTCATTCGGCTGATTCATCTTTGTAAGCCTCATCAACTTTCTTGACGATGTACTGGTGAGCCAACACAGCAGCGATGTGTGCGTTGCTTTCCTTGTTAGGTGTCTCAGGTTCAAATGTAATCTGAATAGAGAGGCTACCATCGTTGTCGTCAGTGAAGACAATAGTTGCTTTATTGGTTGACATATTCATGTCCTTTCAGTTGGTTGATTTTGAGATTGTAGCAATCAGACTTTACAGTGTAGCCGTTGCTGGAATCAATTGTACCCTTTTTCATGAACACGCTGTCAAGCATATACTGTTGTTTTTCGTACACACCTAAGAACCAACCTACAGAGAGGTCATTCTTAACTCGCACGAAAGCATAGTAGTCACACTCTTGAGTTGTATTCAATCCAGCAATAGAGCACTCATAGGTGTCTAATGGTTTGACAGAGGTCTGTTTAGTCTTCACATCCACTGTCTTACCGTTGCACAGGATGAGGTCGTAGTCGTAGGTGTTTGCTAACACACCACCCATGACTTCTTTAGCGATAGCCTCACCAATGAAACCAGCAATGTTGCCAGCCCCGTTGGTAATGCTATTGCGTAGTCTACCCATCTCTGCAGCTTTGTCTCTAGCAGTGACGAGCATTTCGCCAGTAACAACAACTTCAATCACTTCTTACCACCAATCAAGTTCATATCACCGATGTAGATTTTGATGAATGGCAGCAGGATGATGATGCCGATGAAGGCAAACAAACCATTTTCAATCTCGTCAGTATCAGCGATGTGGCAGATGTCTTGGTTGAATTCAATGTCAAGGCCAATGCCTTGTCGCAGTTCGATGATGAACATGTTTTCCTTTGGTTTTACAGACTAGCACCAATCTCTACAAACTCAAACGAGAGTTGCCAGAGATGTGTGTAGCTGGATTGCTCACGAAGCCAAGACAGAAACTTATCTTGAGCGTCAGAGATTGTGCAAGCTTCAACGTGCAGAACACCTTTGAAGACGTTGTTCTGGCTGCTATAGCTGACAGTGAAGTGTCTCACGCTGCCTTACCCCACACGTCATCCCATGTACCAGTCTGAGCACCCTTGCTGTAGTCTGTAACCTTCTGTTCAAAGAAGTTGGTGTGTGATGTACCGAGCATGCCATCAACCCACGGCAGGGGATTCTTCTTAATCTTGTAGATTCCTTTCATACCCATAGCGATGAGTCGACGATCTGCAATGTAGCGGATGTACTCTTTCACTTCTTCTTTGGTAAGCTTCTCAACTTCCACCATACCAAAAGCAAGATCAATGAACTGGTCCTCAAGATCCACCATCTCTTTAGCAATCTCTTTGATCTGTTCAGGCGTTGTTTCATCTTGGTGATGTTTAACATATTCACGATAGACCTTTATCATTCCTTCAGCATGCATAGTCTCATCAAGGATGGACCAGCTAATGATTTGACCAAGTCCTTTCAGCTTACCGTTACGTGCGAAGTTGAGCAGCATAACGAAGCTGGAGAACAACTGCATACCTTCACCGAAGGCAGAGATGACAGCAATCTTCTCAGCCACTGGTGATGTGTTGAGTCGTTGCAGATAGTCATGCTTCTCAAGCATCTCAGCATATTGCAGGAACTCGTTGTAGGTTGACTCAGGCAACCCCAATGTTTCGATCAAGTGTGCATAGGCTGCAACGTGTAAAGCTTCACGGGCAGCAAACCCACTCATCATCATTCGCACTTCATGATTCTTAAATGTTGGAATGTAGTGATTGTGATAACCGCCACCAATGTCCAAATCACCTTGCACAAAGAAGCGAAGAATCTTTGTCAGAAATTCTTGTTCTTCTTTGTTGAGTTTTTTATAGTCCTTAACGTCTTCCGACATTGGCACTTCGGTATGTAACCAATGTGATTGTTCATGCTGTAACCACGCATCGTATGCCCACGGATAAGTGAAAGGACGAAACGATGTTGTTTCAATATCCATCTTATAGTTCTTCATTGTGTTTCCTTAAATAATTGATCGATTGTGTTAATACATCTATATTGTCTTTTGCGTGTCCGATTACAAGGTTGCAGTGATGACACAACAACCCTCTAACCTTACCTGAAGAATGACAATGATCTACAAACAATAAACCTTTTGGTGATTCAGCACTGGGCTGATAACAAATGGCACAACTATTATTCTGATCAGTCATCATGCGAAGATACGTTTCTGAATCAACACCGTATCTTCGCAATCTAGTACTCTCTCTAACCTTACTTGTGTTGGAATGATGATACTTGTTTGCCTTCGCCCTGCTACAAACTTTACATTCAGTAGACAATCCATCCTTCTTTGCCTTGTTAGGATAGAAGTCAACTTCATCTTTTTCAGTAGCACAGGCGTAGCATCGTTTCATGTTCATCCTTCGCAAGCCAAGCAGGTGTCACCATCTGCAATCTGTTTCAAATCAATTTCATCTTCGATGCGTTGACGTTTAATCTGCGCACCAACCTTGTCTGCCTTCTTCACTTTCTCACTGCGGAGATAGTACAGACTCTTCAGCCCACTCTTCCAAGCAAGGAAGTGAACGCTGTGCAGATACTTCACAGACACGTTAGCAGGGAAGAACAAGTTCACACTCTGTCCCTGATCAATGTACTTCTGACGATCAGCAGCAAGCTCAATCAACCAACGCTGATCAATCTCCATCGCTGTCTTGTACACTTCCTTCAGCTGTTCAGGCACGTCCAGATGCTGGATAGAACCATCGTTGGCAATGATGGATGCCCATGTATCGTCATCGTCTTTACCAAGCTGTGCAAGCTCTGCTTTGAGGAAACGATTCTTGTACACGAACGCACCCGACAATGTATCCTGACGGAATACATTAGCGCGATAAGGCTCGATTGATGGGGACGTATTACCCATGATCAGGCTGCTAGAGGCGTTAGGTGCAATAGCAGTCCAGTGACTAAAGCGACGACGAATACCACTGAGATGTGCATCAGGGCATTCGCCACGTGATGTAACCAAGATAGCATCACCAATCGTGCATTGGCTGTGGATGTGTTTAAAGATTTCATTGTTGTAGCTTTTAGCCATGACACCATCAATGGCAACACCTTTCTTTTGTAGGAAAGCATGGAAGCCTAGTGTGCCGATACCGATGCTACGCTCCATGAGAGCGCTGGCACGAGCACGAGCAATAGTGTCTGGTGCATTGTCAATAAAGTATTGAAGCACATTGTCCAACATCTCCATAACATCAAGGATGAATTGTTTGTCCTTCTTCCATTCGTCATAGTATTCCAAGTTCAATGAAGACAAGCAGCATACAGCTGTACGTTTCTCGCTTGTAGGCAAGAAGATTTCGGTGCAGAGATTGCTACCGTTGATGGTCAAGCCTTTGTCTTGCAACCAAGATGGTAAAGCTTTGTTGGCTGTGTCAATGAAGATGAGATAGGGTTCACCTGTCTGCATGCGCAGGTCCAAGATCTTCTGCCACAGATACTTAGCCGACACAGTCTCTACCACTTCACCGTTGGCAGGGTTGACTAAGTTGAAGCTGTCGTCTGCGTTGTCGTCTTTCATGCAGCGTTCGATGATGTTCATGAACTCGTCAGACATGTTGATGCCGTGATGCATGTTCAAGGTGCGAACGTTCTGGTCACCAGTGGGCTTACGCATCTCCAGAAACTGGATGATGTCAGGGTGATTGATGTTGAGATAGGCAGCATAGCTACCACGGCGTGTGCGTCCTTGACGGTAGGCCAATGAACTAGCGTCATAGATTTTCAAGTGTGGCATAACACCTGTCGACTTGTCGTCACTGTTGCGGATACCAACGTGAACACCGACACCACCACCCATCATCGAGAGCCAGTTAGTCTCTGAAAGATTATCGACCAAACCTTTTGCGTTATCATCCATATAATTAAGAAAACAGCTAATAGGCTGCCCGCGCTTAGAACGACCAAAAGATAAGATAGGAGTAGAATAGCTGAGCCAATGCTTACTAGAGTAGTCATACAGTCTTTGAGCATGTTCTTCATTGCTTGCAAACGCTGCAGATACGAACGCGAATCGTTCTTGTGGGCTTGTCTCATCATCTTTCATGTAGCTTTCTTTAAGACGCTGCAGTCCGAGTTCGTCGAACAATGCGTCACGGGATAGGTCAATGTCAACCTTGAAT